TCCCGCATGAAACGGTACAGATTCCTCGTCCTATGTACGTATCCATACGCGTCGCAAAGTGTCCATTCGGGTTGCTCCCGTCTTCTCCTTTTGGGTAGGATCAGACGCTTTGCAAGTATCGTATAGCGCACGGTTACAGGATCGATAACAACCTTAAAGTCTCCCATCTCCAATGCTCGCTCAATCGTCCACCCTCCACCCAAAGGATAAGGAAAATCCCTTTTTGCGATTACATATAGCAGCGAGGAGCGCGTGCGCGAATACATAACATCAATATCAAGCCCCATCCGCTTGCCAAACTCCTGAATATCTCCGACTTTGTACAGTTTCCCTTCCGGGGAGCGCAGAGCAAGCCATGTATACCGCAGTAGGGGCTTAACATTTGCCGCAACAATTTCCTTATGCCGTCCGCTTTGATCCAGTACGCGCCAGCCGCCGCCAAACAAAAAGCTGCACTTGCTGTCATCAGATTTTCTCCCCGCCATCGTATCCGCGCAGAAAACAGCGGCGGCGTAGTCTTGCGGCCCGTTGGGAAATAATTGGGGACGGTCGGACATAAAACGTCGCAAATCGTGAATTTTATAGACCGTTCCCAACGGGGCTTGAATCGTCCATTGGCTTTTGCTCATCGGTTTCTCCTTCCGGTATCTTAAAAACTACTTTCCACCGTGAATTTCTCTTTGTTTCAGCGCCCATGCGTGGGCTTCCTCCGGGGTAGAGAACCCATCCTTTCTGTAAAGTTTCCCATTGATTCTTATAACCCCGGCGTACACAATTCCTGTGTTTGTCATCCTTTCTTGGACCCATTTGTGCGGGGTGCGCTGCTCGCGTAAGTCCTCAAGGATTTCCTTTTCGTCTTTTTTACGTGCATATAACTGCTTGATTGCTTCATCCCTTTGTGCGACGGCCTCATCAAGCGAATCAAATATGCCAACATGTATGTATCGCTGCTCAAAATTAAGCATTACTCGCCATTTGTTTTTCTTTGGGAGATAATATACATATTTGGTACCAGAAGAATTATTTGCATTCAGATTACCAGAGCAAAGGTTTTCCAGCGCCCCAAGATCATATTCGTTTTCGCCATCGCGCTTCTGCGCAGCGAGAGCGCAACGGCCATGCGCGGTTCGCATTTTTTTCGTGCATGTAGGGCACGCGGGGTTTTTCCGATTTATAAGCGCCAAAGACTGCTCAAACTCTTCTCCGCAGTCACAGCGCCAGAGCCATATAATATTTCCATTGTTATCTTTCTTATCGGTGGGCCTTACAGCGGTGAGGGTGCCGAATCTCTCCCCGGAGATGTTCTTAAAATGTCCTCCCTTGATCTGGTGTATACTTTTTTGCAGCAGTGCCCATTCGTGAGCCTCTTTCTGAGTGGCAAACCCGCCCTTGCTGTATAGTTTCCCGTTGATTTTTATCTTACCGGTGTACACAATCCCTGTGGCGGTCAGATCCTCCGATACCCACTTGCGCGGATTCAGCCGTTCACGTATGTCTTTGGCGAGCTCTTCCGGGTCTCTCGTTGAGTTCTCATCGTAGAGCTCCTTAATGGCGATATCCCTACATGCTTTCGCTTCCTCGACGGTGTCGTAAAGGCCGAAGCATAAGAGCTTTTTCGCAAAGCTAATATCCACTCGCCACTTATTTAATTTTTTGAGATAGTGGACATTTCGAACGCCGGTTGTGTTATTCGCATATAACGCGCCGGAACGGATGTTTTTTATAGCACCCATATTGCACCCGGTTTTGTAACGGGGCATATTAGCAAGAACGCGGCGTAAACGCTCAGCCTTGGCCTTCTTCGCGCAGACAGGGCACATGGAGTTTTCGTGGCTTCGGACATAGTATAAAGTCCTTTCTACCTCTTCCCCGCAGTCGCATCTCCAGAGCCACACAGATTGGCCATAATGCCGCTTTTCAGTAGGCTTTACAGCGGTGAGGGTTCCGTGCCGCTCCCCGATAAAGCCTTTCTTGTGCTGACTCGCCACGATCTTCCATCCTTTCTCATTCGTTCTCTGCCCTCGTGATCCGGGGCGGGTATCGATTAATAATCCAAGATATACGACGGGATGCGCTGTTTCGCCGGAATGGCTTTAATTTCCCCTGTCCTGTGGCATTCCTTCATCCACTTTTTGCCGTGATATACGGCAATAGATTCCGTCTTGTATTTATAGCCGCTGCGGCACGGGAAAGCGGCGCCTTTACACTGTCTTATATCTGCCTCGTCCGGGGAAAAGTACCATTCGTACATTTTCTTTTCCTTTCTGCCGGGGATTCGCCGCCCCGGCTCGGCGATCTGGTTTCACTTATACTCGCCTGCATCCTTCTCGTGCAGGCGACCGTCGCAGGCGTGGGAGCCTGCCTTGCAGAGCTCCGCAAGACCCTCGTCAAAATCGGCCTTGGACAAAGCCCATTTCTTCGCGGGCCGTTTCATCCCCCGACCATGCGCCGCCGTCCGCGTCGAAGGTAATGGGGAAATCCCAGCGGCAATCCCCGTCATCAGTAAAGCTCATGATCTCGATTTCTGCCGCGTCCTCTCCGTCCTCGATGGCTCCACGTGCAACGGCCATCGCATCGAATAACGCGGAAAACCATCCGATTGAATCTCTGTTTTCCCAACTATCTTCCGACAGCTTTAAACCATACATATGTTTCCTCCGTGCCCCGAACCCTTACCGGTTCTGCGAGCGTTTCCCTTGATTACATACTTATTATAGCATAGGTAGGGAAACTTTGCAAGTGTTTTTTAGGAAAAATTTCAAAAAAAATAGGCCTACCCCAATTAGGGGTAGGCCTTGATTTTCCGCCGGATGCCTTGCAGCCGCCGCTTGATGGTGCTGTCGCTGCAATGGCACTCCTGCGCCATCTGGATATAGGATAACCCGCGCCGCGCCAGAGACAGCACGCGCACCTCGTCGTCAGTCAATCCGCACTCCCGGACGATTTCCTCATATGTACGTCGCGCCATTCCAGCCGCACGGGTCACTCCTCCTCTTTCTTTGATTCCACGCCTGCCGCGTCCGCCATTCCTTCACCAATGATGTACGCGATTACCGTAGCGCCAGCCATGATGATGCTTCCTACCTGCGTTGCAGTTTCCTCCGCCACACCAAAGGCCATCACCAGCATGGTCACAAAGCTTACCACCGCCGCCCAAAACTTGCGGCTCGTCAGTTTGCGCTTAATGTCCTCACTCATTTTCGATTCCTTCCTTTTCTTCGTAGATGATTTCAAGGCCATATGCTTTCGCGGCCTCATGTTCGATTCTGCAACCACGGGCGTTTTCCCAGCCCTTGCAAAAGTAGGCCGCATGGCACAAGCTCATGTTTTCAAGCGATTTAGCTAAAAAACACAAAGGGATTTGCACCACGCCACGCTGTTTCATAGATTGCGGGCTATACCATTCGTCCGTAAACAGCGTGTTCACAATCTCAAACCCCTTCTTTTCCAGTGCCTTAACGGCCTTTTCACGGGTTGAGATGATTTCAGCTTCGGATTTTCCAGCCATCGGCTGACTTAACATTGCTTTTCTCTCACTCATTTTTCTGTTCCTTTCTGCCGAAATGGCAACTTTCTGACCGCCTCCATCACGCGCTCGGCGCTTCCATTGCCGCCGCCGTCGTGATAGGGCTTATACAGGTAATCGTTCAGGTTCTCATATTCCTCCTGCGTGATGTATCCGCGCTCGATGTATTTCACACCAAGCCACGTGATACGATCATGCGCCAGCCCGACCAGCAGGCGGCGCTCTGCTGTGTCCTTCTTTCGCCGCGCCTCGACCACCGCCCAGAAACCGGAAGAACCAAGCACGGACACGAGGATCGTCACAAAAAGCTGCACCCATTGCATCACCCCCGGCCTCCTTCCAGCGCCGCCACGCGCTCCTCCAACTGCTTCACGCGCTCTTCCAGCGTGGGGGAGGCTTCGCCCTGCGCCTTGAGGTACTGCGTCATCATGTACCCTGTCACGCCGTCGCGCTGGATGGTCGCCCAGCCGTCCTCCATGCCCAGCACCTGCACAGCTTCGCCGATCGGCACCTTTGCCAGCACCGGCGCGGCCTTGTCCGGTCGCGTGCGCAGGTTGACCGTGCTCCCGCTGTCCGCCGTCACCACCATGGTTTGCATCGCCTGATCCTCTCCTTTTTCTTCTTTTGCGCCGCTCCAGCCCTTGGGGACGGCGTAGTGCGTCCATGCGTACTTATCCCGCGCCTGATGCACCACGCCGTACTTTGTTCCGCGTGCGTCAATCACCGTACCGTCCCCCAGATACAGGCCGGTGTGCTGCATGATCTCGCCTTTCTGGCGGTAGAGCATTGCCACCGCGCCCTCCGGAAGCTGGTCGATCGTCCCTTTCACTTCCCAAGCGCCGGAGCGCCATTGGCTTGTGGCTCCACTCGGCAGCGTCGCGCCCCCCGCCTTGGCACAGGCGCGAGTAAACGTCGCGCAGTCCCAGCAGGTCTTGCCGTCCCATTTTACGCCAACGTTGAGGATGTTATCCTGGTACTCCGGATATTGCTTCGCTTGCTGTTCACGTCGCGCCGGGGAGCACGTCCAGCCCGTCGCACCGTAGATATAGCCGTCGCCAACATGCTGACGGGCGAAGGCTACCGCGTCCTGTGCGCTCACTCGTCATACCTCCCAAGCTCATCTAACAGCGGTCCTAGGAGATAGATCAGTCCCAGCGATATGCCGAGACACGCCAGCAGAACAAGCGCACTACATAGGATAATCTTCCATAGGACTAGGAGTATCGTCATACGCACCACCTCCGGCACAGCCATTTGACCCATCCCGCCCGATTAGGCGGGGCATGGCTTGCTACAATTTCACGCTGACGCGCCGCTTCTGCCGAGTCAGCGGACGATGGGAGAAAAAGAGCTGCAAGTTCAGGGAACATAGAGATTCACCTCCATTTGTCAGCAAGTTTGTTGTAAGTTTGTAAGTTAGTCGCAAGTTAGTCGCAAGTTTCACTTGCCCTCCGCTTCCGCATCCAGCAACTTCCGCACTTGCTCGCGCCAGCGCTCCGGCACCTGCTCGATGGTCATACGCTCCGCGTCAATCCAGCGCTTGTAAATCTTCGCCATGCTCACACCTCCTTGCTCGTGGCATCCGTCAAACTGGCGCACATCTCCGCCAGCTCCATCAGCGCCTCGTCCTGCTCTAGCTGGTGCGTTTCGACCGCCGCCAGCCGCTCTTCGACGGTCGCGCCGGTCGTGCCGCGCTCCTGCGCAAGGGCAGTCAGTTCGGCGGCCTCATCCTGCGTGATTTCCAGCGCGTCCGCAAGGGCGGTAACGCGGTCAATGGCCGTGCTCGCCGCAAAGGGGATACTGCCCGTCAGCCGGTTGTAGAGCACTTTGTATTTTGGGGTATGGGTATGGGTTGCTTCGCTCATGTTCTCCAACTCCTTATGATTATATATCGGTTACAGCGCGTTCTACATCCGCGAGGGCTTGTGCCGACGCAGCAGAAGCGGCTTGTAACTGCTGGATGATGTGGATCGGATCAGCGCGGCCTGTGACGGTCAGCGTATCCGCGTCCGTCAAAACGGTGTTAGTGCCGCTTAGGGCTTTGATAGTGCAACCGCCTGTGGCTTGGAAGGGGGTAGGCGTGGCTAGCTTGTAGGCAATCTGGACGGGCGTGCCAGCGGCATACTGAGCAGCGAGGTAGGATTTCCAAGCCGCTAGTCCAGCCTCTGATATTTCATATGCTCCGTTCGGCTTATATACAACCGCAGCATTATTATCTCCACGAGTTACACCTATTGCATCGGCACCGTATGTGAGGTATTTATAGTGGCTACAAGTGCCAGTAACAAGGTCGTAACCTTCCGGTGCGTTTAAGTCCAAGTAAAACAGCGTTGCATAGATATGCGATTGCTCTTCTCCCGTCAGTGTCAGCAGCTTCCACGTCTCTTGTCCCTCTCCCGTCACCGCATCCACCTCGCCGCCGTAAATGGTAGAGGGTAGGGTGAGCGACATAGATAGCTCGTCCTCCTGCCGGGTGATGGACACGCTATCCCTCCCGTGGATGGGGCGGATGTTGGAATAGGGAGCGTAGGCATCAGGTTTTATGTTGCCTTTTACCATCATGATATTCTTAAAATATGCTCCTTTGCTTCCCTCGCCTGCCCCCGCATAGAAAAAAACTTGGTTTGGCACATCTTTTAGAGTTGAGGTAACACCTAGATTACAAATCCCGACTCTAGTTGCATCTTTGTAAAAATGGATTGTGCTATATGACGCAGTCGTTGAACCGGAACTATAATTAGCATATAGAGTTATTGGAGTATTAACAAAGTCTGACGGGAAATCAGGGAGTGGGTATACTTTGGGATACTCTGGTTCTGTGAATACAATATCTCTGTCCCATCTCCATTGATTCACACCGCCCCCCGCTGGGTACGGCGTTCCCGTTCCTTCCTGCGTCGGCTCCCAGCTTGCCGTTACGCCCAGCTTACTCCCCGCCACGGGATAGCAAACGACGGGGTTTCCGCTCTCCTCAAGCGGCGGGCAGAGCATGTCCACGATGTGCTGACTGCTCCACGGTGCAGCGTCCGATACGGTAGTATCGTCGATCTGCGGCGCGTCCAGCCCGTCTCTGCCGTCCTTTCCCGGCGCTCCATCCGCGCCTTGCGCTCCCGGCGCACCCTGCGGGCCAGTCGCTCCCGTGTCGCCCTTGTCGCCTTTTTCGCCTTGTGCACCGGGTACGCCCTGCGGGCCAGTCTCGCCAATCGGCCCCTGCGGTCCCTGCGCACCGACAAACTCACCGTTCTCCAGTTTGCCCTCGATGCTCTTTACAAGGTCGTCCGTCCGCTTCACCGCCGCATCGGTCTCCTGCTCCCGCGCCGTTTCGGCTTTCTCGCGGTTCGCCTCCGCTTTCTCCCTCTCGGCCTCGGCCTTCACGCGCTCGCGCTCCGCACTCGCACGCAACCGCTCATTCTCCGCACGCGTTCCTTCGGCCTGCCCTCGCGCTGTTTCCGACGCAATGCGCTTCCTCTCCGCGTCCTGCCGCGCCGCCTCTTCCGTCACGATCCCCGCCGCCGTAGCCGCCGCATCCGCCGCACTCTTCGCCGCCGCAGCCTTGTCCGCCGCCGTTTGCGCCAACGCCTGTTCAAATGCCGTGGGGTAGGCCTGCTCGATCTTTTTATCTACCATAGGCAGCGGCTTTACGTAGATAAGCATCTGGTCTGAGTGCCAAACGACATCGTTGTTTGCAATGATTTCCACGTAGGCGGTCTTCTCGCCATCATGCTGTGTAATGTTGCGTGTGATCTCCGCAAGCCCGTCTACGATCTCGATGCTGTCCGCGCCAGCGCTGCCGAAGTCGATATGCAGATAGGCCGTCCCGCCAGAATACGCCGGAAGCCCCTCGAATCGTAGGGTAAACACCTTGTTGTCCCGCTCCATGCCAACGACGAGCGCACGCGGCGAAGGCGTCCAGCCCTTAAATCGTACCGTTGCCTCCATGGTTTCCCTCCTCTCCGGTTACAATTCCTGCAAGCTCGATAAGCGCCGCGTTGGTATCGCCCAGCCACGCTCGAAGCTCCGCGTTTTCACTTTCCAGCGCCGCGCAGCGTTCCTTCAGCGAGGGTTCGCGCAGCTCTTCCAGTTCCTCAGCGGTGTATGGCGTAAAAAGGTAGTATTCCTCAACAATATCCTCCGCTTCGCGTCCCTCTACGCCCGGAACATCAATGACCTTTTTCACGTCTTTCCCGCCGGTCTCCGGGTATTCCGCAATGGTTTCATAATGCCATTGTTCTTCTACCGCTTCAACCGCGTCCGTGTGGATCACCCGCGATTTTTGTTCGAGCTTTCCCATGCTTGGATTGTAACCGTCCAGACGCACGAAATTACTATCATAGATCGGCAGCATAGCTGTCCCTCCTTTATGCTATCCTCTCCCACATGTACACAGCCAAGTAAGGCGGCATGGAGGATGCGCTGCCTGTGTCTCCGTGGGAGTGTGTGCCATTTCCGCCCTTCGTCTCGGTCGTTTTCGTGACAAGCGTTCCGACTGTGGTTGATGTTTCAGCATAATAATTTCCGCTTCCGCTCACCTCATTCTGTACAAGCGGAGCCCGACTGAACGAGTGCGAGTGCGTTGGCATTTCCTTTTCGGTCAGTTGGTGACTACCAGTCGTGTGCTTATGTGTCTTCGCGCCGCCAGTGCTCCCTGCGGCATACGTCGCGCTTGCTGCCAAAAGGAAGCGGCTTTCCAACGCTTGCCACGTCCCGCCAAACAAGGAGGCGGGGGAAGTAGACACCGTAGAGATGTAGATCGCGCCGACTGGATACGCCTCGCACCCAAGAGCTTTCCAGCTGCTGAATTGTCCATCGTTGACCCTTTTTCGCCACCACGCATTAGATAGCGTTCCGAGGGTCGGAAGATAAAATTGGTAAATCCAGTTGGTCGCCTCGTTATAGGAGGCTCCATCGCTTACAATGTTGACCAGCACCGCCCACGTATTTGATTCCGGAATATGTAAGGCGCTTGGCGACACAATATAGATTCCACTCTTATACGCTGTATCACAGTCTGTAATCGCGGTCCCGTCTGAGAGTGGGAACGCTCCCACGTCCTCTGCTGTCAGCGTAATATCGCCGCTTTCAACAGGCTTTCCGTTGATGCTTAGATTTTCTACACTGCCCGTTTCGCCCTTCGGCCCCTGTGGGCCGGTCGCGCCAGTTTTTCCCTGCGGCAGCGCAAACGCGAGCACCTTGTGTCCGTCCTGCTCCGTCACGGTCACGGTCGGCGCGGCGTTCTCCGCCAGCATCGTCACCGTGCCTGTCATGCCGTCGATCTTCTGCGCCGCCGCCGCTGCCGCGCTGGCCTTGCTGTCGGCGTTGCTTGCCGCCGTGTTCGCCGCAGAGGCGGCAGTGTTCGCCGCGCTGGCCTTTGTGTCGGCGTTGCTGGCCGCTGTGTTTGCCGCCGCTGTGGCCTTTTCCATCGCCGCCACCTGCGCCAGCAGGTCTGACAGCGAGGGAACAACGTTCTCCGGGTCTACGATGGTATCCGTTGCCGCTTGCAGCATCGAGCCGTCCCCGGCGAAGATCGTCGCAATGTCGCCGTCCATCGCCAGTCGGATCACCAGCGAGAACCGCCCCGGTACGTTGTAGCATGCCGCAAGAAGTGTCACGCTCGCCTTGCTGCCGCTTACGCTGCCGCTGATCGGCACTGTGCTCCTGTCCGCACGGATAAAGTATGCGGAGACTGACGCGCCCGTCAGCGTCACCGCCGTTCCGCCGCGTTTGACGCTGATCTCAAACGTGTGTCCGTTCTTGTCCCCAGTCGCAAACACAGGCCGCAGCGCCTCTCGGATTATCCCCCGCGCAAGGTCTGCGTCATACGCCAGCGTTACATTCGCCATCCGCTTCACCTTCTTCCAAAATACGCCCCAGCGCCTGCAGGGCAAGCACAAACCGCGCCATGTTCTGCTCACCGCACACGCTGACCTGATTCAACGACGCAACAATGCGCTCAAGCTCCTTTTTTACGTTTTCGGGCATAATCATTCACCTTCTTTTTGTAGCGTTATTTCAAGCTCGTTATTATATAGCGATACAGCGGACAACAATGTGTAATTTTGATAAACTACGGTGTCGTTGTCCGTTCCATCAAAATAATGTTTAATCTCCTTCGTCTTTTCACGCTTTGAAAACGCATTCGCGGCATCTAGTATTGTGCTAGTATAATTATCTATAACAATTCGCAAAAAGCCGCTACTTGATGCACCGCAATAGGAAACATTATATATTGATCCATCTAAAAACATCACATGACGCATATATATCTCCTTTATTGTGAACAAAGAACTTTATACGTAGTCCCGCCAACTGTTATTGATTTAACGGATATTCCAGCGCCATCATAAATAAGCCCACCCGCTTTTATACCGATGGATGTCACGTTCAGCGTATAAAACTTTGCTTGTTGTCCGTTCAATATCGTAAAGGTAAGCTTTCCGGTCGTCATGTCCGTTATATCGCCCTTTACGGCGTTTAACTGCGTCGCAGTCACATAGCCGTTCAGATTGATTCTTTTTGCATTAATCGTAATTTCTTCCGGGCTCTGGTTGATTGCCGACACAACGCCGTTCTTCGACACCTTGAGTTCAATCGCTGCATTCGCGCCGTCAATGGAGATTTCAGCAGATGACAGCCGCCGCCCCTGCTCGTCAACCACGGTCTTATCGGCCTTGAGCTTGATTGCCGCATTCGCGCCGTCAATAGCGATTTCCGCAGAGGAAATTTTGTTGCCGTTGTCCTCCGCCTTTGCCGCCACCAGCGTAATGCGCTCGTCCTGCAGGCGAAGCTCGCCGTTAATCTCGGTAATGTATCCCATGGCCTTATTTGCCGCGCTCCCCGCCCGGCGGGAGGAGCGTGCGGTTTTGACGCTGCTGCTCCGCAGCTCGGCAATCATGCTCGATAGGTCGCGTGCGGGGGAATCCAGCGTCAGCTGCACAGCGTCCGGGGCGGATACGAGGTCGCCGTAATTCATGGTTGTGATCCACTTCTCCTGCGCATTGCCGTATTCCGCCAGCGCCACGCGGCACATATCCCCCAGCGCAAAGCGGTCGGCGGGTTCGCCCGTCTGCTCCGCCAGCACCAGCGCCGATACCGTGATTGTCGTGGCGGGGTTCTTGTGCGCCGCCAGATATTCACGCGCATAGGCCAGCGCCTTGTCCTGCGGCGCATCGTCCGCCAGTCCGGCCAGCTCCTTCTCCACCGTCCCCCATACGTTCCGCGTATCCGCGTCGAGGTGTCCGTCAGGCAGCGCGTCGGAGACCGCCCGTGTGCACAGGTCGCGCCTGTCCTCGTCAATGGTCACGCTCTCCATGTTACGTGATAACCGGCACTCGCACACGGGCGATTCTCCCAGCTTTCGCACACCTAACCGCCAAGGCACGGCGCTCTGGTCGTAGGTCAGCGCATAGCCGTTCGCCTTCTTCATCGCTGCGAAGATGGCTTCCAGCGCGTCCTCCCGGTCGGTGTCGATGGAGTAATTCTCCGTCGTTGCTACGCTCCCAAGCGCCCAAAGCGTGAAATCCTGCTGCTTGTCCAGCAGCGCCTGAAGGATGCTCCCCATGGAGCCCGAAAGCGTCGTTTCCGCGCTCGTCAGCATGTCGCCCAGCGTGCAGATGCCGTGCTCTAGCACGACCTCCCTGTCGCCCATGATCGTCATATTGACCTCGGTCACGCGGTAAATACCGAGGCTTTTTCCGCCGCCGTCGTACAGCTCCACCCAGCGGCCCAGCACAACCGGCGGTTCTCCCTCCGGCAGGATCATCGTCGCTGTGCTCAGGGCGTTGAGCGTAATGTTTGCCGTCAGCATGGACGGATGCAGCCGTGCGATCTCCGCAAAGTTCGCATCCAGCAGCCGTGGAAGCTTTACCATTTACGCCCACCTCCCGTAACACCGAAAAACGGCGGTGCAGGCCGTGTCCGCCGTTATGGTGATCGTGCTCGCCCGGTTCCCCGGCACAGTCAGGTCGTCGCTGCTCTCTGCCGTCCGCTTCATCAGCAGCGGCACCCCGTCAATCTTGATGGACAGCCGCCCGTGCTCGTCGTGCGTGATAAACAGCGTGTTTCCCTTCGCCAGCGCAATACTGGAGATCGTCACCGTGCTTGTGTCCGTCTTTAAGGTCACAAGACCCAGCGTCCCTCCGGATGCCGTTATTTCAGCCTCTAGGGGTGCTTCCGGCGCGTCGCCCACCGGGGCTATGGTTGTGCTGCCCTGCTGCGTCGCCGCCGTAATTCTGACCACAGCGGGCGATTCTGACTGCCAGTAGGGCACGTCGTAGGCCGTGAACGTGATTTCTCCCTCGCCCGTCCATTTTAACGCGCTGTCTACCGCAGGAAGCGCAGAGCATACGCACCGCAGCCGTTTCCCCGGCTTGTCGGAGGTTGTCAGCCAGCCCTCGCCGACCGCCCACCCGCGCACCTGCTGCATCAGCTCCTCACGTCGCGCAATGCTCGCCGTATGCAGCTCAAACCGCACGGCGACCGACACGCTCTCCCGCGCCTGCCGCATCAGCCAAAGTCCGCCGTTCGGCCTCGTGCTCGTCTTGGCGGTCAGCTTGGGAGCCTTGTGCCGGATGTCCTTAACGATTACTTCCGGGCCGATGTCCTGCAGCCCCAGCCCGTTGAAATATACGTCGTACCGCGTCCTCATCCGCTATACCTCCCAGCCCACGCCCCGCGCTCGATCTGCTGGCCGACAATAGGCGCGACCAGTACGCCCACCTGCTTGCCGTCCATCTGCACCGCCGCGCCGCTTAGGCTTGCCGCAATCGCCGCCGCCATCCTGTCATAGTCCAGCGCCGGAGCCTGCCCCGTGCCGCTTCGATAGTCCTCCGCGTTGGGGCGGGAAAGCACCGTCTCGCCCTTATGCAGATAGGTGAGATAGTTGTCGTAGGGCACGTAATCCAGTCCCTTTGAGTTGCTCGCCGGGGGCGTGTACGTAATACCCGCCATGTTGATCGTCGGCACGGTGAGCCCGCCCAGCCCGAACGCCTGCTCGTAAAGCCCGCGAAATGTCGCTACCTGCTGGGAAAGCTTGGAAATAGTATCATCCATGGCTTCCGTTACGCCCGATCCGGTTTCCAGCATGGCCGCCCGCGCCTCGTCCTTGCGGTTCAGGTCGTCAATCAGATTATCTACCTGCGTCCGCATGTCGTTGAACGATTCGTCCACCGCCAGCTTCGCGTCCGCCATGCCCTGCGCCGCCGCCTGCCTCGCGTCCTCGGCGGACTTGTACTGCGCCGTCACGGTGCCCAGCTGCTCGTCCGACGCGTTTACCAGCGTGTGGAGAATCCCTATGCTGTCGGCGGAGCCGTCGGACAGCGCCGCCAGCATGTCCGCGTCAATCCCTCGCGCCTGCGCAAGGCGAATGTCCTGCGCATAGTCAGCCCAATAATTCTGTTGCGTCGCCAGCGCCACGGTAATATCTTCAAGGTCCTTGCTTACGGATTTTGGGGCGCTTTCAAACGCGCCCGTGATGCCGTCTACGGTCTTCCGCGCATTGGCAACCGCGTCCGCACGGTACGCCGTCGCCTTGTCCAGCGCGGTACTGAGGTCGTTTACGGATGCCGTGACGGCATCCGTAGCCGCCTTGTATTTCTCGTTTGCCGCCGCCTCAGCGTAGGTGTTTGCTTCTGCGTGTTTGAGGGCAAGGGCAGACCGTTCCGCAGATTGCTCGGCTTCTTCACGATTTTTTTCGGCATCAGCCAAATCATTATTGGCCTTCGTAAGCTCTTTCTCGGCCTCCGAAATGGAGCCAAGAACGCGCTTGTAATACTCATAGTCCTCATTGGATATGCCCATAGACAGCAGTCCGGCCAATGCCGCGCCAAAGTCGTTCCCGCCCGCATTGATTGCCGCTGTGATTTGAGAGATAATGTCCTCTCGGCTTCTTCCTGTATCCCTTACAAATTGATCGAGTACAGAATCTTGTATTCCACGCCAAAATTCGACCGTCGAACTCTTGTCCCAGACAGCCGCTCTCTTTTCCGCAACCTGCTCCTCCGCTGCCGTTGCTGCATCCGCGTAAGCCTGTACGGATTTCTTCGCCGCGTCGTACATTTCCAACTCATGCACTGCTTCCGCGTTCTTCCGCAGCTCTTGGGTGTTGACGCGCAGGCTTCCGCTGGAATCGTCGATATACGCGGCAAGCTCCGGCATCACGCCCTGCAGGGCTTCCAGCGCCGCCTTGTATTCCTCGGTCTCCGTTACCGCGTCGCCCTGCTTCTCCTGCATCTCCTCCAGCGCGTCGATCAGGTAAAGCACGCGGCCATACTTGGTGTTGGAGGCGGCGGTCTCGTCGTTCAGCGTGTCGGAAATGCTGTCCATGTTCGCCTGAAACGCGTCGCCCTCAAACAGCCCGTTAATCATATTGACAACCGGCGTGATCGCGTCCACCAGCCCCTCGCCGACCTGAGCTTTCAGCGTATCGATGTTCTCCGACAAAAGCTTGGTGGCGTTGGCGTAGCTGTCCGACGTTCGCGCAAAGTCTCCCTGCGCGTCCGCCGTCGCGTCCAGCAGGTAGTTATACCGCAGCGTCGCCTGTTCCGCCTGCGTCATCGCGTCATAGGCCTTTGTGATGCCCTTGGACATGGCGTAGGCCTCCAGGTTCGCCACACTCATGTTGATGCCAAGCTGCTTTAGCGGCTCCGTCTCGCCCGAAAGACCGGAGCGGATCTTGTCAAACGCCATATCGTAGTCCAGATTGTAAAACGAGGCCATGTCACCCGTTAGCCCCGCGAGGTTGGTGGACATGCTGACCACTTCATCGTCCGCTAACCCCATGCTTTTCAGCATCGCGCCGATGGTGCCGGTATACTGCTTTGCTTTCAGCTCGGACATGCCAAAGGAGCTCTTCGCCGCCTTAGCCCACGCGTTGATGGTCTCCGCTCCTTCGCCGAACGTCACATCCACCACGTTCTGCACTTCCGCAAGGTTGGAGGCAAGGGAAATGGATTCTTCCGCAAACTGCTTTGCAGCCTCGATCGCCTGCTTTACCATATCCGAGGCCGCGATTCCCTTAAATACTTCCTTCCAGCTGCTTCCCGCCCGCTGCGACTGCCCTTCCAGCTCGTCGCCCAAGCTGCGCCCCTGCCGCGCCGCCTCCTGAATGCCCGTATCAAACTCGCTTGAATCCAGCCTAAGCGTCGCAAACAACTCAAAGAGCTTCATCGGCCTCATCGCCTCCCAGCTTTTTCAGGATGTCGCCGATGATCTCCCCGGCGCTCCTCTCGTCCTTCTCCTGCCGCCCGAATAATTCCCCGTATTGTGGATAACTGCTCTTGCCCATAGACGCGTACTGCACCACCAGCCACAGCGCGTTACCGAAATAGGCACGCTTGCTTTCCTCCTCCGCCTCCGCGCACATCAGCAGGGAAAGGCTACGCACGTCCTCCGGGCGATATTGATACAGGACTTTACTCAGGCGTTGCGGGCCATGCGCAGCGCAAAGATAAAAAAACGAAGCATGTCCTCAAAGGCCGCTCCGCTCAAAAGCTTGACGGTCTTCGCCCAGTCCTGCTCCGCGATCTCCTCCGGGCTCTTGCCGTCCAGCGCACCCAGCAGCCCATAGACCGCCCCGGGCTTTTCCGTCAGAAATACGGGCATCAACTGCATCAAAAGCGCCCCCGTGCTCGTGTCCTTCTCGTCCGTCATCAGCTTTTTCGCGGCCTTCACGTCCGCGCAGTCCAGCAGCTCTGCCGCGTAGGGCAGCGCCTTCGCCATGTTTCCAAATGCAACGCTCGTCTTCATAAAGGGAACATCCTTTCTTGTTGCCATTTTGTACGTTTCGCGCTATCCTTTCCTTCAAGGAGGTGGCTCTATGCCAAAGTTTTTGAGGGTTCTTGGGGTTCTTTTGCTCGTTTTGTCCGTTCTTTCGTTCATTCTGGTGTCCTATGCGCGGGATTTCTCCGTTCTCGTCTCGGGGATGTTGTCCTTTGGCCTTCTCTTCGCCGCCGCTGAGGTGCTTGAATCCCTGCGTGCAATCAAGTCCGCCGTCTGCGCTTCTCCCGCAGAACAATCCAAGGGCGACACACAGCCACCGACATCGATCAAGTCCGCCGTCTGCGCTTCTCCAGCCTCGGCTCACAACGCTTCCGCGTCCTCCGCAAAGGTGATCGGCAAGAAATGCCTGATGTGCGGTCGCCATTTTCCCGCAACCGTTGACCGCTGCCCGTACTGCAACGCGGACATGTTCCAAAAAATCTACGACGAGAAAAATTAAATCCCGGCGGGGGCGCTTGCCCCCGCCTTTTTGTTACGCAGCCTTGTCAAAAAACACGATCTGGCAGGGCGCGTACTCCATATCGTCCAAGCTGTCCTGATGTGCCGTGAACTCCACCGGAAGCGTGCCCTCGCCCTTATCGGTAAAGGTGAAGTTCGCGCCCGTGATGTTCAGCGCGTTGGACAGCTCGATCAGCACAAAGCCCTCGGACGTGTCGCCCACCCAGCAAAGCTTCGGGATATAGTCGCCGTTCGCAATGTCGGTGCGCACCCTGATCGTGTGCATCTTGCCGCCGGTGTCGTCCGTCACCGTAGCGCACATCAGCGCCCGTGCGAAATTCTCTGGCGTGGCCTCGATCAGCGTCGTTTTCAGCTTTACCGTCCAGCCGTCGTTGACCTCGCTGCCCTTGAACTCGTATCGCTTGCCGTCCGCCTCGATGGCGCGGATGTCCGGCGTACACTCAAAGCTGCCGCCGCCTCGCGTCGCACCCAGCACGCCTTCACCCGTCTGGATAAACGTCTTAATCGCCGTCTTCACCGCCGCCGCGTCCTTGGCGCTGGCAAAATCGAACCCCGCCAGAAAAACGCCAGCGTTGAGCTGCAGCTTTTGAAAGGATTCCGGCCTCAATCCTGTAATCATGTCTCCTCACACTCCTTTAATCGTGATAAAACGCTATCTCATAGCTCGTTCGTCCGCCAATGGCCGCCGCGTCCTCCGGATCGTCGTAGTAGCTCTGAAAGCCCGCGCTGTTGCGATACAGCGCCAGCATTCCGCCGCCGGGGAGCCGTACCAGCGTCCCCTCCTCGGGGATTGCCGCCGCAATGCTGTCGAGGATCGCCGCCCGCTGGGCGTTGACGTTCAGCCCGCTCACGGCGCGGCACCATACGATGGCCGTCAATACGCTGCGGCTCATGGCGGAGCCATCCGCCACCTCAAACGTGATGTAGGGAAACGTCGCCCCGTCCGGCACATGCCCGGAAAGATACGCCGGTATTGCCTCTCCGCCAAAGGAAAAGCTCCCCCAGAATGCCGTCAGCGCCTTATGTACGTCCGTCAAGCGCGATCACCTCCGCGTCGCATTGCCGGAACTGCATCTGCGCCGCCTCCGGCGTGGTCATGTCCCGGCTGTCGCTGGTCACGCGAAATACCTTGCCATCTTTCAGCCGCTTCACACGGTCGTTCTGCCCCAGCGTCAGCGTGGGGAGCATCACCAGCGTAAACATCTCACGCGTGCCTGACTGGTAGGCAATCCGCGCCTCGGTTGAGCTTACCCGCGTGATGCCCAGCCGGATTTCCGCGCCGTCCGCCCACGTCTCTACAACGCCCCCAAAGCCGTCCGACGCTGTCCGCTTGTCCAGCATCACGCACGCGTCGAAAAAGTCCGTCAGCGCCATGTTAGCCCACCTCCGTAAACATCCGCCGATAAGGCGTTAATCGGGAAAAGAAAGCCTCCTCCCACGTCTTCACGCCGCCTCCGCTGCTGGAACCTCGGTTGTAGCTGTACGCGCCAAAGCTCTCGGATACCATCGCCCCTGCCGGGTTTTTATCGTCGTAGGCGCTGATCTCCTCAACCAGCGCCGTAAAAGAGGCGGGGGGGCATAACGCCCACACCCGCCCCGTGAAAACTTCGCTTGGCGTGTCCTCGCCGTCCGTCAGTCTGCCGCGCTCCTGACGGTGAACGCCGTCGTGGTACGCGCTGCCGCTAATGTATACATACGGCGCGTCAATCTCCGGATCGAGGATACCCCCCACAAGGGAGAACTCCCCGTCCCGGTATCCGCGCTCGAAGTAGTTCCGACAGGCCTGCATCGCCGCCGCCATGTTCACCGCCATGCCCGCGACCTCCTTACTCCTTCGCCGTTACCGTCGCCGTGCCGGACTTGATGACGCGGTAATCATCCGTGCATTCGCATACCGTCACCTTGTGGCCGTTCGCCAGCGTCAGATCGCTGGTGCCGTCCCAGCTCGTCCAGCTGCGCACGCTCTGACCGTTGCTCACCGCCGGAGCCGCGTTCGCCGCCGCCTTGACCTTGTACAGATTGGTGGTGGATTCCTTGGCCGGGGTCACGGTCAGCTTGGTCGCGCCGCTGGTGCCGCCCGCCACGCTCTGCACGGTCAGCTCGCCCGCGCCGGGGTCAACCACCGTCGCAATCCACAGGGACGCGGGGTTGAACAGCACCGGGATAAACAGGCCGGAGGCCTTCGTCCACAGCACCGCCGGGTCCTTTTCCATCCACTGCGAGACGTACACAAATCGCGTATCCGCCGCCTGACCCACGCTCATGTATGCGCCCGCGTCGATTTCGGGCGGATCGCCCCACAGGCCAGCGCCCATGCGGCCAAGACCGCCGGACAGGCCGAAGAAGGCCACCTTGTTCTCCGGGAAATACCGCTTCTGGGTCACGGCGGGTCTGCCGTCCGTGCCGATGGTGTAGTCCGCGCCGTAGTGCAGATCGTTGGTAATTACGCGATTGATGCCGTACTCGCTGCCAAGGTAGCTTTCCAGCGCGGCGGTCGTTACCAGCGCCCCCACCGCCAGCTTGCCGTTAATCGCCATCTGAATCGCGGCGTTCTGCTGCATCTTCCGCAGATTCTTCCGGCTCGTCACGATCCCGGACAGGATCGTGCCTTTGTCCAGCGCACGGTCTACGATCTGCTGCAGCTGGGCGGGGATATCCGCGTCCACGGACAAATCCAGCTCAAGCGCCGTCTGCTCGGTAGTTACGCCGTAATCCACGGTAAGATCAAGGTTGTTCTCCTTGATCGTCACCTTGCCGGTAGCCAGCAGCTCGTTCTTAGCGACCTTTGTACGGGTCACCACCTGATCGGCCAGCCGCACGCCGTCGCGCAGTACGTAGTCGTACATCGCGTCCTGCCGCACGCCGGAGCGCATCAGCTCGCGCATCCGCTCGCTCTGATTGAGCTTTACCTTGATAAGACCCTTCTCCACATTGCGGGTGTCCACAGGCACGCGGAAGGTCTGGTTTGCCTCGGTATCAAAGCCGTGGAAGTGCGCCATCATGGGCACTTGATACTCGTTGGCCAGCTGCTGCCAGTAGGCCACAATGTTGTTCGTCCGCTCGTCGGGGAACAGCCCGTCAATGGGGTCGTTCTGCCGCTGGACGTTGAAACCCACGTCCAGCCACTCCTTGCTGCTCACAAGGCCAAAGATACCGTTTTCAAACTGGGGAATATCTGCCATTTCTCTTCATCCTTTCTCCGCTTAGTAGGGGCGCGTCACGGCGGGCTCGGTGTCGATCAGCTTAAAGCCCTTGCCGGTCAGCGCCGTTTTTGCCGCGCTCTGCATCGCCACAGGGAGGCGATTGAGATACACCGTGCCACGCGTTACTACGCTGCCGGGCATATCGCCGCTGGATACGTCCACGTCCTCGTAGACGATGCCGACGGCGCTAGCGTCGTTGCTGGGCCAGATGGTGCCCATGGGGATATACTTGCTGCCGTCCGTTGCCGTGGTGGCCTTGGACTGGCTCATCTGCCGGGTTTCACGGGCGCAGTTCTCCGCGTCCGCCAAGAATGCGCCGGGGGCATAGCCCCGACCCTTTGCGCTGCCAATAAAGCTCATATTACTTTGTCTCCTTTCCTGCTCCCGTATCGGCGGGAGCGCCATACATGCTGGTTTGATATTCCGCCGCGATCTTTGCCGCACGGCCCGTGCCGTGGAAGCTGCCGCCGGGGGGAGGGGTCAGCGGGGGAGTACCCTCGCGCTTTACCTCTCCGAACAGCCCCGCATGGCCGTCCTTTACGCCCTTGACGACGGCCTCGCCGTCCTTGAGCTTGTCTCCGTCCATCTCCACCTTGTCCAGCTCCACCGTGTTCAGCAGCAGGTCAAGCGCCGCAGGGTTCGCGCCAGCGGCTTCCAGCGCCTTGCGAATCAGCGCCTTTTTTCCGTCGTTCACCCGGCCCTTTTCCACCGCCGCCTTGTACGCGTCAAAGTCCGCCTGCACCTTTGCCGCGTCGCCTCCGGCCTTTTTCGCTGCGTCGAGGTCGGCCTTGAGCTTGTCGCGTTCCGCCGTGAGTGTGTCCACGGTCTCGGCCTTGGTCTTTAGCTCGTCGCGCTCCGCCTTGATGCTGTTCACCGTTTCCAGGTGCGCTGTGAGGATTTCCTCTGCCTTGTCCTCGTCAATGCCCAATGCCTTCAAAAATTTGTGCGTGATCGCCATGTTCTCAATCTCCTTTATGTCGGGGGCTGTGTGTCGCCCTTGGATTGTTCCGCCCCCGCTGTGTGCCGCAGGGCGCGGTTTATGCAAACGGCGGAGCGCTGTGTGTCGCGCCCTGCCGGAATTGCCAAAAGAAAAGCAGCTGCCGGGGAATTTCCCCGAAAGCCGCTCGATTATTTGAACCCGCGTGAAAGATAATCCGCGTAGACCTCGCCTAGCCGCGCCTGTGCGTAATCGCCTAACAGACTGTCCCGGATAAAGGGACGCGCCGCCATCTTCCGCGTGCCGTCATGAACAAACGGTGAATATTCTACGTCTGTTCCCACGTCCACGGTGTCCTCACCGCTCCGCGCCACCTCGTAGTCGATACTGCTAATCAGGTTGCCGGAATCTATGATCGGTTTCCCGTAGAGGGTATACATGCCATCCGTCACAAGCCCCACCGATTCAACACCGACAGCCCGGAGCGCAGCCTTTTTGTTCTTTTTGAGCTGCTCGCGCACCTCGCCCGAATAGTCGCGTATCGTCACATCGGCAACCTTACGTCCCATAGCTTACATCGCCTCCACCTTTACGATCTTCCCGTTCTTGTCCAGCGCCTCCGTGGATAAAAGCACCCGGGGGCGGATATAGCAATGGCAGTTGATGACCTCGTGCGCCGGGCCCGCCGGGTCGCCGGGGTAGTGCATGGCCGTCCCGGGGAACACGTCTCCGTGCATCACACGCACGCCGTCACGCGCCATGTGCTCCTCGCGGCTGTTGACGAATCGGCACCGCCACTCGTCCACGATCCGCACGCCCTGCTCGGCGGCCTCGTCCTCCGCGTCGCTACGCGCCTGCGCCTGTACCCGCGTCCGCTCGGTCTGCGCCACCCGACGCGCCTGCCTGATGCTCTGCCCCGTCACGGCGCGAATCCGCTGAATGATCTTTGTCTGGCTCTCGCCCAGAATGCACGCCTGCGCCAGCTCGCTTTGAAGCCGCTGGCGGACATAGACGTTTTGTCCCAGCCGCTGATAGGCCAGCTTGGAGAACGGCCCAGCCTCGCTGGTGATTGCCGCCGCCACCTGCCGCCGCGTCGGCGCGGCAAAGGATACGTTTACGCCCGCCCGATCCGCGCCAGCGCTGATAAGCTGCTGCACCTCGCCCAAATTGTCCATATATACGTCCGCCATAGCCTCCCGAATCTCTCCCGCTGCCAGCGCCCCGGCGCGGTTGATCTCCTCCATGATGATCTCCTGCACGCGGTAGCGCCGCACAAGCTCCCGGTAAAACCCGGCCTTCCAGCGCTCGATCTTCTCCGGCGTGTCGTAAAAGGAGGGCGGCTTTTTCACGCCGTCCTCCACCCGCTGAATCTCCCGCAGAAAATCCTTGATGCCCTCCACCGATGTTTTCAGCGCCTCGGTGTACGCCGTCAGTATCCGCTTTTGGAGCTGCCGCTCGATCTCGTCGCCCCTCGTTAATGCGCCCACGTTACTCCTCCGTCAGCGTCTTAGCGGATGGAAGCCCAGCCGTCTCCTCCTCCGCCAGACGCTTCATAATGCTCGGTATGTCCTCCTGCTGGATCATCGGGTTGAGCTTCAGCCGCGTCTCTCGGTCAAGGTCGCCCCCCGCCGCGTAGATGTTTTGAATCGTCTCGGTGCCGTTGGCGATTGTCCGCCGCTTGAACGCGATCCGCTCCGTTTCCACGCCCGCCAGTCGCAGCACCCCCTGCATAAACGCGAACGCCTGCCACTCGAACGCGTCCACCTTGAGATTGAGGTTCATCGTCGCCGTCTCAATGGCGACGTTGGTCAGGCTCCCGCCCGTGATCTCGCTGAGGTTGGTCGCCATGTAATCCTTATACAGCGCCGTTTCCAGCAGCGTAAGCGCCGCCTGCCGCGCCGCGTAGGGCACCTCAAAGGCCTGCGGCGTTGCCGTGGAGCTCGTCGTGCCGTCGGACATGTTGACGACGGCCTTGAGCTTGTGAATGGTCTCCAGCATTAGCGCCACGTCCCGCGACGACCCGCCGAAGTTGTTGAGCACCCAATACACGTCGTTTGCCTTGTCCAGATTGTCGCCAAAGTCGGATAGAATGCGGTCATATAGATCGATCTTGGAGCGGATCGCCAGCGTTAGCTCCGTCCTGCGCATCTCGTTGGCGTACAGCGGTATGATAGGCAGCGCCCCGCCATAGTTCTCCCCGCCAATGACTTGCGCCCCCAGCGCGTCCCGACGAATCGTCTGCCTGTACGCCCGCTTCTGCTGGCTGACGGCCATGCGCTCGCCGCTGTTGTCCATCACCGTCACGCCGTCCGGCTCAAATACGCGGATCACCAGCGGCTTGCTCTTGGCAAGCTGGTAAAACTGCAACCCCACCATCGGCTCGCCCGTGACCTCGTCCAGCAGCGCACAAAAGCCGCTGTTCTCGTCCACATACGCCCGCAGCAGCTCTAAGTGGTCGCTATTCCAGTAGCCCCACGCCACCCCGTGCACAAGCGCCCATACGCCCATCTGCCCAAGCAACGTGTCAAAGCCCAGCCCCAGCCGCGTCTTAGCGCCCTCGTCCAGCGTCACGCCGTTGCCTAGCAGATACTGCGCCTCCTGCAGCACAAAGCGGCGGAAGAAGTCGGAGTAAATGCGATTCCCTGGGATTTCCTCGTTCACGATCTTCTGCCGCTTTTCTCCCGTGGCATGGCCACCCGCGTCCTTTACATCGGCCTCCACCATTCCCGCCTTGAGGATCACCTTTCGCCCTACCGTGTCGTTCTCGGCGCGGTAGTAGCGGTTGGCAACGCCCGCGTGGTCGAAGTCCTCGCTCCGCTTATAGGCCGTCACGGCGGCTACCGCCGCGCTCGTCTTGTCCGGCTCCTTCAGCCAGTCCTGCCATGTGTAGTCGGTAAACATGCCGTCACCCCTCGATATTCAGCCGATCCCGGTCGAGGATTCTACAGACGCACGCCGCGCTGTCCGGCGCGTCGTCGTGCTCCGCGTCCTCCGTGTAGTCCATGATCTGATCAATATACGCCTTATCCGTCCCCTCCAAAAAAACAATATGCTTCCACCATTTCCGCAGAAAGGAGGAGATTTTGGCGTATTTGTTCATTTTTTCCGCGTACAGCCGCACCAGCCCGCCGCGCCGCCGAAGCTCACGCCCTAGATAGCCCTTGTCACCGTTGGTCTCGCAGTAGATCGGCGCACACATCAGCCGCCCGCACTCCGTCAGCGCCGCGTCCATCACCGTGTCTACATGCGTGCGCCACAATCGCCCATAAACGTACAGCGTATCGCCCACCCGTTTGCCGCAGGTCAGCGCCGTGTAGTCCTCGCCGCCGTAGGCCGCGTCAATGTGCGCCACGCCGTCACGCAGCAGCCCCGCGTCACGCGTCCAGCGCGGGGGCGTATCGAATAGCGCGTTCTCCGCCGCAATGTGCCGCAGCTCATAGTTTGCCGCAAACAGGCTCGGCGACATGGAGCTTTTGAGCGCCGTCAGTTTCTCCGGGCTGATCAAGCCCGTGACGTAGCAGTCATATCGCTCCGGCTCCGCAACAAGCGTGAAAGCGTCCTCGATATGCCACGGCGTGCCGATGAAGACAATGCGACCGTCTCGCGTGACGATGTTACGCAGCTCCTGAATAACGCCCTTGGTGCGCTCACGCTCCGCCCTGCTGATGCGGTCGTTGAGGTTTACAACGTCGTCGCACACAATCAAATCTGCGTGCTTGCCCGTCATAGAGGAACCGCATCCGATGCCGATTAGCTGCTCAGCGCCGCGCGGCGAATCGTATACACTCACCGTCAGGCAGTTCCCGCCAGATTTGAGCAGCTGCACGTCCTGCTGCATGAGGATCCGCGCCATGTAGCCGAACGCCTCGTTTGCGAACACCTTTTTAGCCTGAGCGATGCTCTCCACCACGTCGCTATCCGTCTTGCGCATAAAGATCGCGTTTTTGCCGTGGTTGAGAACGCACCACATTGCCAGCGCCACGGATAGGCAGGACGACTTGTAGGACAGGCGGTGCGCTTGGAGCGTGTAGTCCTCTGCCCCGTAGATAATGTGCTGCATCCAGCGCCCGTGCAGCTCGTCCGTCAAATCGCGGAATCCGCACATCCTCCCAACGGCGGCTGGATGGTATCGCCAGATGTTCCACACCTCGTCCCGCGTCAGCGTCGTCATTTTACCTCGCCCCGCGTCTCTCTCAGCAGCTTATCAATGTCGGCTTTCGCGTCCTCGGACAGCGTCGGCGCTTTGACGGTTACCACGTCTCCGGGGTCCTCGTCGATAACTTTCATCAAGTACTGGATCGCGGCAAGGTTCCCGTCCGCTGCCATCTTGATAAGTCGCATTGCTAAGGCTTGCCGAAGCGTTTTCCCGTTTTGCTGCGGGGTATCAACCAATTCGAGCGCGATTTCTTTGATCGTCTGCGTCGCCCGTTTTTTTTCCGTTGACTTTATGTTTGCTTTCCGCGCATCCAAGGTGTTGCCCTCGCCGGTTCCGAAAAGCTTTCGACCGCGCTGCAGGTTTGCCAAACTGTTCGGATGCTTCCCCTTGGGGTACTGTTTTGTTTCCTTCTCCTCGGCCATTTGCTCACCCATTTCCTGCACGAAAAAGGAGCGGCCTGTCCGGTCGCCCCTTCTCGTTATACATCCATTCTGCTGTTCTCCGCATCCCAATCCACCGAGAACGTCAGCGTGCCCTTTTCGGGGTCTACGTCTTTTTTCAGGATGCGGCTTTTCCCATCCTCTCGGATGAAGCCAGCTTCTCGCGCCTCTCGGCTTCCAACTGTCGCCAAATACGATGTGGTATAGTTTCCGTTTCTTCTCCGTGCAGTTAGGATCATCTTTACTTCCGCTCCTTATTCATACGGTAAATCATGACGACTAATGCCGCAGAGAGTACAACTTGGACAATATCGAGTGCCAGTTCAAAATCCATACCCCTTGCGCCTATGAAACGGATGTGATACAATACTTCCAACAGGGAGGGGGGCTTCCGCCCCCGTCCCCTGCGGCTGATTACCTGTCGATGAGCTTTAGTACAAGCTCAGTCAACACGGAAATCAGTTTGACCAGCGCCGTGATGAGAGCGATTTTTGCGAGGTTCTCATCACGGCGTTTTTGCATCCGCCCCATAGGCTTTCCTCCTTCCCTCCTTGATGATATTATTATACCATGGAGTTACTCCAAAGTCAATGGGTTGGGTAGGAAAAAGTTGTTTTCTAATCTATTTTCTTTATCTTTCGCCCTGTCCTTTGCATTCACTCCCCGCATATTGTAGCATTTTGTTCTTTATGGCCGCATATATCCGGTCTACCTTTTTTTGATCACAAGACGGTTTTCCGACGATTGCGGCGATATCCGACGGAACGCTAACGATTTTAGGGCACTTCCGCAGCTTTTCAAATTGTTCTGGTGTTGGAACTGCGCACTGTCCGTCTTTTTTTGTGCATAGGTAATGGCTTGACATCTGCGTCCCCGTATACTTGTTCACTTCTGCCGCCGTTATTCCGGTGCTTTTAAGCCAGCGGGTAAAAGTAAGCGTTTCGTCTATCGTGTGTGCTGGACATTCGCCGATTCCGAGAATTACGCCTTTATACGCGTCGAATAGTGTTTTTGACTGCATGATCTGCGCGAACGAGTTCGAGTTACACATGCGGGAACCGCACGTCGATTGGAACGCCGCTTTAAAGCATTCTGTGTTCCCTGTTTTGAGCATTACCGGTGTTGGTGCTGACATGTCGCCATTGTAGAGGTGCGCAAGGTTGTAACGCGTCCCAATAAAGTCCTTAAGCCCGGCAATACCGCAGCAGCACATATCGTCCCCCATTGTTCGCAGCCGGTTTTCGCCGCAGAAAAACGCCAGCCCCAGCGCGTGCGCCTTTTCTCGGATTTCTTCTACGCGCGGCTTGAGTTGAGCGAGCGGATAGCAATAATCGCCGCCAACGCGCACAAATCCGGGGTGTCCTTTGGCGAGCTTGATACCCTCGACTATTACGCCGTATGCGCCCGATTGCTTCATGGCCTCGAGGCTTTTGACAATCTCTGTATGCGCCTCGATCATATACGGCTGTATGCGGATGATGACGCGCCGGACGTGTGGAGCGATGGACTGAACCATGCGCATGCGCTCCAGAAATGGGGGTGCGCCGCGCTCGATGCGATCATAGCGCGGGCATGCGGCAGAAACCTGAACAACGGCGTTGCACCGCCGTAGCACGTCCACGTACGGATCAGCGGCGACAAGCCGCCCCTTTGTGCTGACGACAAAAGGATAGCCGCTATCGGCAAAGACTTTTAGTGCTTGCATTGACGCGCCGTGCGTCTTTTCCGCGGGCTGGAAAGGATCGGACATGCCGCCCCAGTGTAAAGGGATATCCCAATCGCACCAGGCCGTTTCTCGCGTGCGGCTACCGGAAATAAAGGCTTTTAACGCTTTTATGCTGCTGTTCGCGCGGATTTCGCCTAATTCCGTTTTTTTGCGGGCGAAGCAGTATTCGCAATCGTGCGAACAGCCGGAATAGGTGTCAAATCGTATTGGGAGGTCGCACAAAACAATTTGCGAGCCGCAGGAAATTCCGGTTTCACTCATTTCGAGCAGCCTCCCGTTTCTCGCAGAATCGCTTCGATCAATGGGGTTTTCCCGTTTTCCTTGATGTAGTCCTTTATTTGGGATTCATACATTTTGTTAAACACAAAGGTTACGTCAAAGTAGTCCGCAACTAAGTCGTCGTTTCCCACGCTCATGACGTCGCCGTTTTTGTCGTTTTCGAGCAAGTCGAAAACGCTTTCGTCTTGCGAAAAACCAAATTGCTCCATGCCGATTTTTGTAAACTCTGAAAGCTCCTCTTCCAGTCCGGCGAAGTCCCATCCGGACAGCTCTCCGGTCTTATTGTCCGCCAGTCGGTACGCCTTGACCTGCTCTTCCGTCAGATCGTCGGCTACCAGCACCGGAACTTCCTTCATGCCGAGCTTTTTTGCGGCCTTTAACCGCGCATGTCCGACGATGATCACGCCGTCGCGGTCTACTACGATAGGCTGCCTGAATCCAAACTCGCGTATCGACGCGGCTACAGCATCAACCGCATTATCGTTTCTTCGCGGATTCCGTTCGTATGGCTTTACCTTTTTAATCGGCCAATTTTCCAGCGTGTTCATGTTTTCCCTCCTCCGTTGGCATTGAGCCTCCGCTAATGCGTCGGCGATGATCTGCCGTGCTAGTGCGCTGTACGTCGTTTTCATATAGGTCCGCTGCCCGAGCCTCCACGTGCGTTCACGGCGCTTTCCCTCCGCTCATGCTCCTCACAATCTCCCATTCTCGCGGTGAAAGCGTGAATCGCTTAGCCGCAGCCCGCTTAGCCGCAGCCCGCTCAGACGCAGCTCTTTCAGCCGCAGCCCGCTCAGACAGCAAAAAGCCGTTGCCGTAGATGCTCTTCCCTTTGCTCATCCCGTCCAGCTTCCGCACAAACGTTCCCTCGCCCTCGCGGATGTAGTAGTGCACGCCGTGTTTGCTCAGCCATTGCAGCCGCGCCGCCGTTGCCAGCTCCATCGGGTACTCCAGCTTGTCTACCTGCTTTTTCTCCTTCTTTTCGTTCTCACGGGAGGCGGCCTCGATCCGTTCGTGGAGCTCCGGCGCTGTCTCCGCAAGGTACGTCCCCAAGTTTGTCACAAACGATGTCGTCACCTTGGCCCCGTTGTGGTACGTAACGTTCGCGCCGCAGCAAACGTAGTGCAGCCCGCGCAGCGGCTTGAACATGCACAGCGCGGGGGCAAAGAGAAAGAATTGAATGCCTCGGCCAAGGTAGAATTCCTCGATCTCTGCCATCTTGGAGAACGGGGGATTGTCGATCACCACGCACCCCGCCGGATACTCCGCATGCTGATAGTCGCCCCCTGGCCAGAAAGGCCGAATGATCTGCGCTGCCGGGTTAAGCCCGTAGTGCTCAAAAACCCACCCCCGCACAACGTCGTAGACGTTCTCCGGCGTGTAGCAGTCGTCCGTGGTTAGCTTTGGCGTAAACTTGTCCACAAATGCGCGGTACTCTTCTGATTCCTCTCCCATTGTCAGCTGCTCTGCGTTCACGTTTCCCCTCCTCCGTTTTTTATTGCGCCCCCGCCAGCGCAATAAAAAGGCTCCGCGTCTGCGCAAGCCGTCCCGCCGCCGGAGGATGAGCGGCCCTGCCCGTGCTGCTTTCAGAGCGTCCTCCATCTTTCGCGCCGCCCGCAGGGAGCGACCCCGCATCGCGTTTCTCCGACCGGTTCTGCCGAGGCGGCACAAAAAACGAGGGCGGCTCTCGTCCGTCCTCGTTTCTACTTTACATTATATCGCCGTTGTAACTGCACTCGCTGCACAACTTTACTTTTTCTGCTTTTCTGCGGGCTTCTGACCGTTCCGCTGCGCCAGCGCGTCGGCGATGATCTGCCGCGCCAGCGCGCTGCACGTCGTCCCCGTCTTCGCGCTCTCCGCCTGTAGCCCCGCCCAGAGCTCATCCGTGAGGATCAGCTTCACGAAGCGCTTTCCGCTCTTGGGTGACAATGCCATGCCGCACACCCGCCTTCCGTTCATCCTATGCTCAGCTTCAGCCAATCACCAGATCGGCGGGAGCCAGCGCCAGATAGCGCTCAAGAAACTCCTCCTCAGAGCAGGGGGCAAGCTCCGCAGCGACTTCCTCGCGGGTATCGTCATCCATGACGTTTACCAGCGCATCCCACAAGCCCCGCGCCATGATCTCCGGCATAGCCTCTTCGGCGGTCATATAGGTCGTACCGTTGTTAATGCTTACCAGCTTCATGATGTTACCTCCGTGCCCCGGACTCTTACCAGCCCTGCGGGCGTTTCCCTTGATTACGTATATTATTATATCATAGGTTGGGAAACTTTGCAAGCCTTTTTTGAGGCTTTTTCAAACTTTTTTTGAGCATATTTCTCTCCATAGTCTGGTGATGGAGTTTCAAAATTTTCTCAAATTTTCCCAGAAAAGCACTTGCAAAGTTTCCCCACTTATGTTATAATAAGTACGTAATCAAGGGAGGCCCGCAGAACCGGTAAGGGTTCGGGGCACGGAGGTAACATTATGAAGTATCTGAACAAGCATCTGAGCGAGTAGTTCGCCGAGAAGAAAATTACCTACCGCGGTAAGGTGTACTGGGCAAACATCTGGAGATCGGAAGAGCACACGTCTG